GAATTAGCTTTAGGGCTTAAATTCACAGGCATAGGAGTCAATCAGAAAGGCTCCGGCAGATTCATTCATGTTGACACTATTTCGGAAGGGCTGCGGCCTACTGTGTGGAGCTACTAATGCCGGTCAATGTGGTAAAGAAAAACGGCAAAATCATCGGCTATCGCTGGGGCCGCGGGAAGGTGTACAAAACAAAAGCTAAAGCCGAGGCCCAGGGCCGTGCCGCTTATGCGAGCGGATATGGGAAAAAGAAGAGAAAAGCCTAGCCTCTGCTTAGCATCGCCTACCCTTGGGGTGTCATATTAACGCTAAGCGCTGGTCGCTGGCCGCTATCCCCGTGCTTGCGATTGCCGGGGCCGTCTGGCAATTTGAGGATAGATTCGTCAACGCAGACGAAATGGCTGTCTCGATCGACAGTGCGAAGTCAGAAAACGAAGCCCAGCATCAGCAAATCAAGCTCTACATGGACGTCGGCCGACACCGGCAACTCATTCGCGCCGAGCTCGAGTGGCAACTCATGGCTGAAAAGCACCCTGAAAACGGACGATTGAAAGATACGCTTGCAGACATTCAGGAAGAGCGGTCGCTTGTCGAGGCCCGCATCCAAGCGCGACTGGAGTGAGATACCCACGGCGAGTAAGGATTGGCAAGAAAAGGGTGACTGTAGTGAATCCAGCAGCCGAGCGCCGGCTCCTGAAAGAAGAGGCCGAGCGCGCTACAGCGGACTCTAAGACACTTCTAGGGCTAGGAGACGCCACCACTAGTCGCAGAGCAGAGCGCGCGGCACAGCGCATTAACAAGCGCCAGGATGGCGTTTCCGAGCGAGAGACGGCATGGAAGCAACGGTTGGAAGATGAGGACGAGCTTCTCTTCGTACTAGGACGTTGAAAGTCCACGTTCAAATAGCTATAGAATATAATAGATAAAGAAATCAAATAGTTATGGTAAACGGCACTGCAACAAACCCGATCAAAATAGACGCCATAAAAGCGTTGCCGGTGGATGCGCTGATGCCGCACGCAAACAACGCCCGGACGCACAGCGCGGAGCAGGTAGCGCAGATAGCGTCCAGCATCAAAGAATTCGGATTTAACAACCCTGTTCTGATCGACGCAGAAAGGGGCATTATTGCGGGACACGGGCGGCTGGAGGCTGCGCGGCTGCTTGGCCTGGAGTCTGTCCCCACGATCGAGCTTGCGCACCTCACGGAGGCGCAGCGCAAAGCCTACATTCTGGCCGACAACAAGCTGGCCCTAAACGCAGGGTGGGACGTCGAGGCGCTCCGGGTAGAGTTGGAGGGATTGCAGGACTTAGACTTCGACTTAGGGTTGATCGGCTTTGACATAAGTGAGCTTGCCGGCTTCCTGGACACCACGGAGGGATTGACTGATCCCGATGCGATCCCCGAAGCCCCGGAGCCGGTAGCCCGGTTAGGCGATGTGTGGGCTTTGGGACGGCACCGCTTAATATGTGGTGACTCAACGGATATGGACGCAGTAGAGGTGTGTATCGGGGGCGGTGTGGACTTATGTTTAACTGATCCGCCTTATGGCATCGGGCTAGATTATGGGGGATTTACGGATTCGGTTGAGAATGTCGCAGAATTGGCGATAGATTGGCTGCCTATAGCAAGAGATAGGTGCGCTGTTGTAGTTTTCTCTAGTGGTATTACTTGCCAGTGGCTTTATCCGACCCCGGATTGGGTAATTTGCTGGTTTTATGGAGGAGGCCAACTGAGATCACCCTGGGGGTTTAATTGCTGGCAACCATTTTTAGCTTATGGAAAAGACCCCTCATTGGCTAATCGCCGTGGGGCAAGGCCAGATGCAGTTGATATGAATACACCGGCCAATGCTAAAGACTTAAACCATCCGTGTCCTAAGCCAATGAAGTTATGGGAATGGATGATTGCCCGTTTAAGTTTCAAACAAGCAGATATTATTTATGATCCTTTTTGCGGTAGTGGCACCACTATCATCGCCGCTGAGATGACAGGACGAGCGTGCTACGCTATCGAATTAAACCCAGCGTACGTCGACGCAGCCATCAAGCGATGGGAGGACTTCACGGGGGAGACGGCTTCTCATGCCTAACAAATCATTCAACCCCACCGACGAGCAGAGGCAAATGGTCGAAGCGATGTGCGGCTACGGGATACCTGTGGATGAAATAGCAAAGGTAGTGGTTAACCCTAATACCGGAGCCTCGGTCTGCAAGCAGACGATGTACAACCATTTCAAGGGCGAGCTAGAGACAGGCATGACGAAGGCCAACGCAAAGGTGGCAGAGGCCCTGTACAAGCAAGCCACGACAGGCAACACCACGGCTGCAATCTGGTGGAGCAAGGCTCGCATGGGATGGCGTGAGAATCGTGGCCTAGAGCTATCAGGCGGCGATAAGCCGATCGTATTGCAATGGGCGGACGCACCTGACGATGGCTAATTTAAACGCTCTTGGCCCGCGGCAAGCGCTGGCAAGAAGCGATCGCAGACGACAGCAGAATACAACACGCGGCGAAGCCAGGGCGCTGGGGCCAACGATTCCAATGCGATTTGGAGCGGCACTCAATCCTCTGTTCCGTCGCGTGCAAGACATATTTCCTGAATCAAATCCTTACGGGTCAGCGATAGAAAATTTCATACTTGGCGATAGTGTCGGGCTCACAGAGCGAATGGCTGAAGGTATCCCGCATCAACTCACTGGCGCAGGGCCAAACGATCCAATCGTCAGGCCGCAAATTGTAGATATACCACTCGCATTGCCGATTGCCTCAACGCTCCAACTTGCAAAAGCAGCAGCAGTGCCTGCGGTTATGGCAACGGGTGCGGGGCTTCTTGGCCGTGCGCTCAAAGGCAAAAAATACGCACCAGCCTCAACCGAGGATATGGCGTCTGTCTTGCTTACCCCCGTCCTGCAACGTCGGGGGCTGCTCGATGAAGCAATGGTTGGCGGGGTGGAAGGCGCGGCTAATCTGGCGAAAGCGGGCAATAACCGTCCAGCCCTAGCGATAGAGCTAGCAAAGCGGCTGGAAAACGAGGGCGTAAGCAGGGATGAGATATGGACGCGCACCTCGCAGAGTTACGGATACGGTGTTTATCGCGGCAAGGATGGGAAGTTGCGTTTCGAGATAGATGATAGTGCGGCGGCAGTAGTAGCGCCGTTTAACCCGCAATATGGAGGATATTACGAGGATGCAGATAAAGTAGGCGACTTAATACGACACGATGAGTTGTATTCAGCATATCCAACGGCATCGGATATATCGTTGTCTCAACCGATGTCATTAGGAGCGCCAGCGGGTGAGGGGGCATCTTATAGCGCAGCTAGTGCTCGTAGCTCAACGGGGCATCGAATACCAGAAAGGATAACGCTGTACGAAGATCGGCGAGCTACCCCCGAGTTTACGAAGTCAGCATCCCTGCACGAACTACAACACGCCACACAAGGAGCAGAGGGGTTTGCGCGGGGTGGTAGTCCTGACGAGTTTATAGGACAGGGGTTGCACGACTTACTGAGCAACATAAACGACGTAAAGCCACTGCAAGACGAGTTATTGCGAATAGATATCGACGCTCAGATGGGCAAGCTCAAGCAGGACATGGGCATCGATGTGTCGCAGGCAGAAACGGCAGCGATGGCGAGGGCGGACGTGCTCAGGACGCAGATAGACAACATGATGGCCCGCAAGTCGTTAGCGACAGCAGATCCATACGATATGTATCGCGCTCTCGCAGGCGAAGCTGAAGCCCGCCAAGTACAAGCCCGCATGGACATGACGCCAGCAGAGCGGGCAGCTAATCCGTTCTATGCTGATTTCGATGTACCTGAAGCAGATCAGATCGTGCGATATGGCGATGGCCCGAGTGCAATGGTGGTCTACCAAGGCTCCCCCCATAAATTTGACGTCTTAGATCCCACCAAGATAGGCACAGGTGAAGGCGCACAGGCTTTCGGGCATGGATTGTATGTAGCTGAGAGTAAGGGCGTAGCTCAAACCTATCAGCCGAGAGATTTCGACGCCGAGGAAATTATGATGGCGCGATATAAAGAAGCCGAAAGCGCAGGAGACTACAACCGCATGGAGCAATGGGAAAATGCCATGCTGCATGACACCCCGGATGACTTGCGGAAACGATCACTAGACATGGATTATGACGAAGATTATAGGCAAGCAGCGGCAGAAGTAGCCGAAGAATTGGCGGCTATCCCATCGACTAGTCACCTCTACGAAATAGATGTCCCCGACGTAGACATAGCCAAGATGCTGGATTGGGATAAGCCG